GTATTAATATCTCTTTATAATTCAATCATTTTACATTGTCTTATTAATAATTATTTGTCAAAAAGATTGCCATAAGCACTCTTCTTTTTGGTTTGGTTAATATTAATACCAACCTTACCCATAGGCTGCTTTTCTTTTGCACTAAATGCAAATTGACCTTTTGCAATTACATAATCTGCAAAAATAGATTTTGCCTTAGACTCAACCTCTTCCACAGAGAATTGTTCCGAATTTTTCTTCAGTGCAACAAAATCCGCATTGTCTACGAGAACAGAATATTCATCTCTGTCAAAAATTGCATCTTTTTGTGCTTTAATTTCAGCAGCAATAGCATCGTCCTTAAATTGCTTTAATTCTGCATAGCTCTGCTTTAAAGCATCCAAAGCATCTTTTTCTACTTGAGTAAGCCATTCACTAAATACTTCAACTTTTTCTTCAGCAAGAACAATACTGTCACCGTCAACGTTGTAACCACGCTTATAGAACTTACCATCATTCCAGCTTTCATAAATCATGCTGCTATTATAAACATCTACAATCCAGCAACAATCATCTTCTTGATCAAGAAGATTATATAAACCACATCTAATGTCGTCATGACTAAGTTCGTATTCAATAGTCATGTTCCCTTGTTCATCAAGAGAACATTTTCTCTTTTTTTGGCATCCAGCAAAATCTTCATCTTTCTTCTTGGTGCCAACATCATTTGTGGCCTCTTCCTCTTCATTATCATCAACTGCCGTAGCACTAGGAGTATCAGATGCATCATCATCTGATGAACTCTCTCCACCTTCTGCCTCACAAGTCTTTTTATTCTTACATTCGGCAAAATGTTCTTCAAATGCAGCATCAAGTTCTTCATCACTTAGGCCCTCAATGTCAAATTCAATATCTTCTTTTGCAATATTATACTTCTCTAAAAGTTCTTCCAAATGATTCATGTCTTCATTCTCAACTCCTTTCTTTGTAGTATTTTCTATAGAAAACCTAGACAGTGTTGCATTTAACTTGTCTAAAGCTTCTAACAATTTTTCTTGATAATCTGCGCTCAACATACTATTTTGTTCTACACTAAAATTATCAATGGTAATTTTAGACCCCTTCATACCTTCTTCAATTTCTGTAATACCATCTTGCTCGTATCCTAAAATGGTTACTCCACGAAATGAAAAAACGTCAATAGACAGGACTTCGTTCTTGCCATCCCAAGATAATTCGTCAACCGCAATTTCAACTGAGCATTTACATGTTCTACGTCTCTTAAGAATTTCTGCTGCCTTTGAATAATCTTCAAAAACGTTGCCACTTACCATCAAATAGGTTTTATCTTCTTCTTTATCATATTCTAAATATGGATCATTAATTTCACTGATAACACCAACAGGTTGCTCAATATATTCAACAGAGGCCTCGTTATCGTTTTCAACAATTTTCATATCATGGGCGTGAAATTCATATTCACCAGTGTCGGTTTTATATATTGCTCCAAGAATTGGCCTGCCTTTAAAAGAATTCATATATTTCTTCATTGACTCTTCAGAAATACTACTTTTATTTCTGTTAGACCCAATATGACATGCTTTGAGCTTTACTGGAAGTAACCCGTCTTTAGAATTATCGCTTGATTCAAAAGTTTCAACAGACTGTACAATTAAGGGTTTATTTCCGTGCTCTTTTGAACTAAAACGATTGAATTGGTTGGTTTTACAAAATTGATAAAGATCATCAATGGTATAAAAAGTTCTTGGCATATATTCTCCTCCTTTCCTTACAGCATTATAGATGTATAGCTCAGAGGAGCTTACATACTCAATATATTAGTAAAATAGCATTTTTTGCTATCTATACTACTAAATAAAAAGTTTTTTGGTGGATTATTTAAAAAAATATAAACATCGTTATTTGTAGACAACATAGAAAACCCTACGGATATAAGTCTGTCTGCCGTGAGCTTATCAGTAGTAACTATAAATTTATGTGACATTTAAACTCACTCCCTATACTTTGTTTTTTTCTGCGTCTCTGGTTTCTGCGCCCTCATCACTCAAATCTCCAAGATTTTTTTCTTGGCCTCCACTCTGAGCATCGCCGCTCTGAGTATAACTATTTTGAAGAGGTTCCCATTTAGTGTGAAGCCCTAAAATTTCATTTTCTAAATATGCCATTGCATTGGCATCTAGAGGACTAATTCCAAGTAATGATGCATATTGTAACTTAACCGGTAAACCTAATGTTGCTGCTTCTTTAATAATACTAATCCTGTCTTCTTTTGTAAACGGAGTAACATCCATATATTTAATTCGCATTCCATTATTTGGAACAACAACATTTAAAAATCTATTGACCCACGCTTCAATTTGTGGAAGTACAGGTTTAGTAGCCATTAAACCATCTGCAATGGTTGACATTTTAACAGCCATAGCACCAGTTAATCTTTTAGCGTCAAGAACCTGGCTAACACCTGCCGACTCCCATAAATTACTCATGGCCTGGGAAATTTCATCAGTATCATCGGACGCATGCTTCTCGAATTCAATGGGCTCAATATCCATTGGGGATAATACAATTCCAACTTCCTCTGGAAGCGAATCTGCCATCTTATTATAAAAATCTACTGCGGTATTTAAATCAATTGCAAAATCATCTGGATCTTTAGCACCAGATAATGTATCAATTTTGGCAACTAGCAGTTTATATATAGACAATGCATCTTTAACATTACTAATTCCCCTTAAATCAATGAGGTCAATAATGTCTTCATATAAACTTGCTAATGGAGGAATAACTCTATCAGGTTGGTCAGAATTAATTTTTAAACAAATTGTTCTTTCCGGGTCAAGCTCTTGCCACCTGAGTTTAGAATCTGATTTGTATGAATTATATTTTTTTGTAAATTCTTTATCCCAATATTCTAGATATTTCTCATTGCTCCCACTGAAAAAGCTAAAATCCCATGCATAATTAAAAGTGCCATCATAATTTACTGAACTAATTTTACAATAATTTCCATCCATGGGGACTATTACAAAATTATTTTCATCCTCTGGACCACTCTCATCATAATAAACATAGCCAAAGAAAGCATCCTCTCTCCAAGCAATAATAAGCGCATTATATATTTGCTGTGCCATATTCATCTTCTCAAGAAAATGAAGCACATTCTCATAATTTTGTAAAATGCTTTTTGTATCATTATCTAAAGTCATAGAGATATTTGGAATTACGTTATAAGCGCTCAAATCTACCTGAGATGCATAATAAGAAATAATTCTTCTTAACTGAAAACTTAAATGATATAAAAATTGGCTTACTTTTCTTAAATTTTGCTGGTTAGAATCTGAAAGCGGATTTTTTAAATAAGACCTCAAAGACTCCTTCGAATAAACCGTATATGTTTTATTTGTTGGATTTTGTAAATCTAATAATTGCAAGGCATCGCTTGCTGCTTTTTTATATTGCTCAATTCTAGCCTGTCTAGCAGAAAACTCTGCAATTTCTTTTGTTGTATGATCACTGCCATGCTCAATTATCACATCTTTAGCCATACCTTCACCGCCTTTCTCTAACTCAGAACACTTGTATGGGCTTGAGGTGTTCTAATTTTAAACTGATTTAAAACATTCTTAGTACTAGATTTTGTTTTTTCTCTAATACTTAACAAACGTTTTTCTGACAAATGATATGCACACATGACATATGTGTAGGCGCGGTCATCGTGCAATTTATTTGCTTTTTCTGATATTAATTCAAAAGAGTCTTTTCCAGAATCTCTTTTTTTTCTCACCATATTAACTAACTCTTCTTTTAAAGCATCTATATTAGCCAAGGCTATTTCTTGATATGCATCTAATTTAACAATTTTGCTTTTAACAATTGATGATTTCCTTAGTTCTTCTTTTAATTGAAATGCATATTCTTCCTCTGATAAATTTTGTTTTTTTAATTTGTCTTCTATAGATTTTTTTACTTTCAAAGTTTCTGCGTCATCAGTTTCAAAGATAGTTAAATATCCTTTATTATCATAATCTGCAGTAAAACTAATCAAATTACTATTAGTCATTTCAATAGCTGCTTCATACATTAATGATTTATATTTAGACGGCTCCAATAAACGGACTTTATCAACTGCATTGGGATATTTTCTAGAATACCCGGTTTCTAATTGTCTATCCAATTCTTTATCGATGAGACCACATTGGTTTTTCCCATTTTTATCTACCCAATCTAACATCAAAAGATCTGCAATTTGTTTACCTGCACCGCCTGCTCCAGCATCTATCATGACATACTCAATATTAGAATAATTTAAAGCATTTCCATTATAATCGATAATTATTTGACGTAAATAATCAACTTGGTCTTGCATTTGCATAGGGGCTTTACGTTTATTGCTAATATCAATCATGTTAATACAATTAACAATTCTCCCTCTATACTCTCTATTCTTATCTTGATAAATTTCCATAACAGTGATAATACTATTGTCTCTACTTCTCGCAGGGTCATAACAAATTATAAATTTTTTTTGGTTTGTGTCATTATATAATAACGGGACCCTAGTTTCGCTGTTTCTAGTAATAACTCCGCGTCTAATAATTGCTTCATTCCCAGCATCAGAAGTAAACTCGCAATAATACTCACGACGTGCTTTTTCTGGATTGGTACGAACTGCAGTATCGATATCACTTTTTTTTAAGAGTGCATTTACTACATCCCCGTGAATAGTTGGTTTTAAAACTATATCACAGCCTACTTGTATCACGCAATAGTCTCTATCTCCAATCAGTTGTTTTTTACTAAATTCTCTATATAAACGATAAAATTTTGTATCAGTACTTGATGCTGAACTGATATAAAATTTTTGATTTGGTATATTGGTGGCAAAAGTCCTCAATCTAATTGGATCAATAGCCTTACCATTTCTGTCTTTGCCGGAAGCAAATCCTTTATTGACCGCAGCAAACGCTCCGTAAACTTCTAACATTTCTTCTGACAAAAAACCACATTCATCAAAAATGACTGATCCACGGTATCCTCTTTTTGCATCTATATTAGAATTAAGAGTTTGAGTAAATGATCCATTATATAAGCTATATTTAAATCCATCACTGCCATGACTAAATCCATCCCCTGATGCATTTTTAATTTCCACTTCGTTTTTAAAAATATATCCAGTAGAATTGCGCATTTCGTCGATATTATCATTTGCAATGCGTTCAAGAGTAGTAAATGTTTGCTCGGCTTGAGATCCAGATCCAGAAGCAATATAACTCCACACATTACAAAATAACATATCTTTAGACATTAACATTAAATCAATGACAGTACTCTTGCCCATACCACGACTTGCCAACACTAAAACATTTGGACAATTCCATGATCTCATAACTATATATGCTTGTACATCCAATAAAGTGATTGAAAAAAAATCTTCAATAAACTTAACTGGGTTACATTGATAGTACTTTTGTATCCTTGCAATATTAATTAAAGACTCTAATTTTCTTGCAGACATTGCATAGGTTCCAGGCCTCACATATATGGTTTGATTATCATTAAACATTGTATTTAAGAATGGGTCGTCAATATTTTTTATAATTTTAA